CTATTCGCTAAATATAAAACCAAATCCGAACGAGTCGGCCTCACAGTTTTGGCATAAAGTTGTTGAGCGGATGTTTCGAAATCCAGAAGGAGCATTATGCTTTATCTCTAGAAGAAATCTGTATTGTGCGGATGACTTCTCGATTCGAGAGAAAAGACCATTTAAGGGAAATCTTTATGATGGGGTTGTTGTGGATGAATATTCATTAAACAGGACATTCAGTGCAAAACAGTGTTTTTTATTTCGACTAGAAAAAACACAGGCGAGAGGACTCATAGAAGGAGCATACAGAGAACTTAACGATGTTATTTCTACAGCCTTGCAGTCTTACCAGAACACAAACCAGGTAAAATATATTTTCAAAGTAGATAGTATCCAGGCAGGGGACGAAAGATTTAATACAGAATTTGAAAATTTCTTGCAGGAGGGAATTAAAAAATACACATCCGGAGAATCAAAAGTATATGTACAGTACAGAGGACGGGAACTAACAGAAGCAGACAGAAAGCAGTCACAGAAAAACAGTGATGATATTGTAAAACTGATAGACGAAATTTTTTCGGTAACCGGAAAGGCTTTTAAAATTCCAGATTCCCTTATGACTGGGAACATTAACAATATGGAGGAAGTAGTAAATGCATTTCTAACGTTTGCAGTAGACCCTGTGGCGGACGAAATCGGAAAGACACTCACAGGAGCGTATGGTTATGAATCATGGGCGAGTGGCAGGTACTACGAAGTAGATACTTCAAAAGTAGGTCATGTTGATGTGTTCAAGATGGCAGAAAAGATAGATAAATTAATTTCGTCTAGCTTTATGTCTATTGACGAAGTGAGAGAAAGAGCTGGAGAAGATGCTATAAATGAAGATTGGAGTAAAAAGCATTTGCTTACAAAGAATTATCAAACAATAGATGAAGCGTTAAAAGAGAATGGAGGTGGAACAGGAGATGGAAACAAAACCAAAGATGATGTTTAGAGTTGCACCAAGACAGGAAAGCAAAGATGAATATGATATGTATATCTATGACACCGTATCTGCACAGGGGCGGTTTGACTGGTCTACATGGACGATGCTTGAAAGCGAAACTTCTGCAAAGTTTTTCAGAAAGAAATTACAGGAAATCCCTTCTGGTGGAACAATAAATCTATACATCAATAGTAATGGCGG